GTGGACTTGAACAAAATGGAAACGAAAAGAAAAACGTTGACGTTGGCGAAGGTCGATGAAGTAAAAAAGCAAATTCAAGAACAGGCGAAAATGTATCTTAACTCGCCTGAAAGAGTTGTTGAGGCGTTAGTGTTTGTGAGAATGTTGGAGGAAGTTGGCGATGAGATTAAGGAGTTTGCGAAAAAGAGAGGGGCGCAAATGATGAGCGATGCGAACGTTACAGAGGTTGAATTGGATGGTTGGAAAATTCAACAAGTTCAACCAACGATAACCAAAAAATATTCTGTTACGAGCGTGATTGAGGGATTAGGAATGGAGCGGGCGATTGCGTTTTTGGAAATCAGAGGCGGAGCGTTGGAAAAATATGCAATGAAGGCGGTGAAAAATGGTGCGATGACTTATGGCGAAATGGAAATTTGCCAACAAGCGATGAAGAGCGCACCGAAAAAAGGTTTTATCAAATTGACAAAAATTAAGGATAAAGCAGAATGAGGCGGGTGATGTATATTGCGAAATTTATTGGAAACGATAAAGATTTGCAAACCCGAAAATGGGGCATCAAAAAAGGAAATCCGTATTTCGTTGACATCCGAACATTGGGAATATTCGAGCGATGGTGGAAGGGTTGGGATATTGAGGCGGATGTTGATGGGGGCGGTATTCGTGTTTTAATACCATATTCAAATATGCATACTTTCAAGGCAAATTGGAAGATATTGCATAAAGAAAATTATGTTTGAAATTAAAAAATGGCAATGTAATAGTTGCGGACACGTGGGAAAAAAGAAAACGTATACAAAAGGAAGTTTATTGGTTGAAATCTTTTTGTGGTTGATGTTTATTTTCCCTGGCATCTTATACTCGATATGGCGATTGTCGAGCAGATATGAGGGTTGCGAGAATTGTGGGTTTCAATTTCTTGCACCATATAATCCGACAAAGATAAATGTGGAAGAAAAATAATATGGCAAAAGATATAGAACCCGCATCAACATTACCATCAAAAAATAAAGGTATATTTGCGGAAGAAAAACCAATTGAAAAACCTATTGAAAATTTAAGTGAAACAATGAAAGAGGTTGGAGGCGGAATGGGAAAAGCGGAAAAGCACGAAATCAATGCGGGAGATTATGCGAGATTTAGTGCGAGCAAGATGGATGATAAATTGATTAAATTTTTAATCGAACAGGCAACGATTGATTATAAAACGATTGGATTTGATAAAGAAAGTGTTGAGGCGATGACGAAACTGCAAAAATTCAGAGAGCAAATAAATAAAATTGATGCAAATTCTGATGCAGTACCCGCCCCCGTGATGATAAATCTGCAAACGGAAATAATGAATTGTAAATATTTGATTGAAAGGAATTTGTACACGCTTCTCGCTGGTCAATCATACGCCTTCATTTTCCGAAAATATTATACAGCGGAGCAATTCACCCCGACAAAAGATAGATTGCTTGTCGAGTTAGGGAGGAAGGCGTTGGCGGATGAAGTTGATGGCGAGATTGAGAAAAAAATGGTTGCGGTTCGGAAGGCGGATGTTGCGATGGCGACAGCGATTGGGCGGGTGAAGTCCTTGATTAGTTGGTGCGGAGATGTTAATATGAACCTTCAAATACGTATCAGAGAAAAGGCGCAGGATAGAAAGATGGATTATATGGACAAGAACCAAACCCACTAATTGATAATTTGTCAAGTGGATAACTGGTGAATAAGGGGTGGACAAAACGGGTATTTTCAATCATTGACCACCCCTTAAAAAAGAGTACAATTGAACTGCTAATAAATTCAGTTCAAAAAAAATGCAAAATAAAACTTTCAAAAAAACAGAAAAACGATTGAAGATAAAAAGCGGTGTTTGGTTTTGGGTTTCCTGAAAGTTACCCTTGCATTTCCAAACATCGCTTTTTGTTTTGTAATTTTCTTTCAATAAATAAAAATATGGCGAATTTCATTGAGCAGGAACACCATTTTGATGTTGCGACAGCGATAAAATATGGAGTTGAAAAGGCGGTTATTCTTTATAATTTGAGGTGGTGGATTAAAAAAAATCTCGCAAATAAAAAGAATGTAAAGAAGTTGGATGAAAAAAAATATGTTTGGACTTATAATAGCGCAAGAGCGTTTGCGACATTATTTCCTTATATGAAAGCAAAAAGTATCGGGAGATGGTTGCGTGAGTTGGAGGAGGATAAGGTTATTATTGTTGGAAATTTCAACCGAAGGAGTGGGGATAATACAAAATGGTTCACGATGCCAGAATTTGAAATTGTTGAGGAAATAGGGGGCGAACAAAACGACACCCCACTATCCCAAAATGGGCAAGCAATGTCCGAAAATGAGCAAGCTATACCAGATAGTAAACAACAGATAGCAAACTTAATTACTAACGTAATTAAGAGCGATGCTCCCGATGAGGATTTAATTGTTTTGGATTTGAGTGAAAATGCATTGGGCAAGAAAGTGGTGGCGGGGCGGGTGGATAATCGACATCCCGACATTGAGGCGATTTATGCGGTGTTTGAGGAAGAGTGTGGTGTGCGACCTGCGCCCATAAAGGGCGGTAATGGATTTGATTTGAACCGTGGGGCGTGTGTGAGGATGATTAAGAAATACAGCGTTGAAGAGGTTTGTGGGATGGCGAAACAGATGTTTAAAGCGATGAAGGAAGATAAATTTTGTAAAGTTGTTACGAACCCGCTGGATATGGAAAGGAATTTGGGTTGGTATAAAATCCACTTTGAGCGGAAGGGTGGAACGGATGGAGGTGTATTTGTATGATTGTAATTTGTGACGGTCAAGGTAAAAAAATACCACTCACGAAAGAGGAATATGATGGAGCGGTGCGGAAGATTGCGGGCGGGGGCGGATGGATTATTTTTAAGAATAGGATTGGGGGTGTCAATCTGAATTTTTGTAAATATTTCGAAGATGTTGAACCGTATGCGGTTGTGGACTGTGTAGAATTTGTGGATAAACCCAGCTTCGAACTTGCCGTTAAAAAAGGTATAATTGTTATGGGTGTCGAGAATAACAAAAATACGTTTCACTTTAAAAAAAATGCAATAACAATAAACAAAAATGGAGCAAGCTGAAATAAAAAAAGCAATCGAGGCGGAAATGCGATTGGCGAATTATGATGGTGAGGATAAAATTGTTGATGTAAAAGAGGTTTATGAGTTTGAGAAATTACATCAAAAACCAATATTATTTAAAACAGGGATTTGGAATTTGGATGCGTTATGCGATGGGTTCAAAGAGGGAGAGGTGATTGTTATTACGGGAATGGCGAAGAGAGGGAAAACAACGTTGGCGAAAACCATCACTAAAAATAATTCAAAAGAGATTGAAATGTTGTGGTTCAGTTTTGAGGAAAGTGTTTATGAATTTTACAAAGATATAAACCCCGCTGATTTTTATGTTCCGAAAAAATTAAAGGCGAAGGATATGAATTGGTTGGGAGAAAGAATTGTGGAGAGTAAATTGAAATATGGTACGAAAGTTGTATTTATCGACCATCTGCATTATCTCTTTACGGTTGGGAGTAATCAAGGCAATACATCATTGTTAATCGGTGACCTGATGCGAACAATTAAACGAATAGCGGTTGATAATGGATTAGTGATATTCGTGTTGGCGCATACGAAAAAGGTTGATGGTAACAGAATACCGAGAGCGGAGGATGTAAGAGATAGTGCCTTGATTGCGAATGAGTGCGATAAGATGTTTGTGGTTCACCGTGATAGGTCGGACGGTGAATTAGGGGGGTCGTCAATGTCACCATATACAAAAGTCGTGATTGAATTGGACAGACAAAACGGAAGAAATATGGGCGTGATATTGGAGATGGAATTTATTGATGGAGTTTTAAAACCAAAAGGATATGGCGATTATACACCTCCACCATCTGAACCTAAGTGCGAGGCAATCCCTCGAACGGATGAGGAAAGGGTGGTTGGTATGTTTGGAGATATTTGCTAATTTGACCGAAGAAAACGTTGCGATATTGGAGCAAGAATTGGATGCGGAAACGGTGGCGATGACGGTTGCGGAAAAATATTGGATGAGCGTTGAGAGAAATAAAGTGCGTGAAAAAGTTGCGGAGTGGAAAAAAGAATTTCCCGAAGATTGGAGAAAGGAGAGGCGGATTGATTTTTTCAGATACGAATATGCAAGATGGAATAAAAGGGAAAAGGAAGTTGCGGAATTAGCGCAGTCAATTTTGGGAAAGCGTGGAGCGAATTGGGAGAGGCAATATGTCACGGAACAATTTGCGGAAATAGAAAAGAAAAAACAAAGTTGCGTTTCTGCGGTGAATGGGATAAAAGGAACGGGGAATAAAGGGGTGACAGTGGATGATGAGATTATTGCGTTGGCACGGGAATTTCCATTGGAGAATTTGGTGGAAATAAACCCGCAAGGATTTGCGGTTTGCATCAATCACACGGACAGTCGGGCGAGTATGTTTTGTAAAAAGAATTACGCCCATTGTTTCGCTTGCGGATTTAATGCGGATGTGATTGGGGTATATCAGAAATTGCACGATGTTAATTTTATTGAAGCGGTTAAAATACTTGCTAATCATTAAATACAGATTATTTATGGGAAAAGTCGGAAGAAAATTTGGACACACGACCTCCGAAGTATCGAGGGAAAAAATGCGGTTAGCTCGCATAGGTAAAATTTCAAATAATTGGAAGGGCGGAAAGGCAATGGCGGGGGGATATGTGATGGTTCATAAACCAGAACACCCGTTTGCGAAAAAGGATGGTTATGTTTTAGAACACAGGTTAGTTGTTGAAAAGTATATCGGGAGATATTTAACAAAAAAGGAGGAAGTGCATCACATAAATGGTAATCGTGAAGATAATAGAAAGATAAATTTATATTTATTTAATTCGAAAGGTGAACACACAAGTTTCCACAATTTTGTTAAAAAAGGTTATGTTGTTTTGTTAAAATGTAATTTTTAAAAAATGCAAAATGAATACAAATATTAGAAATGATATACCCATTGTGTGCGTTGAGTGTGCGAGGTTGGTGGATTGGATTGATTGGAATGATAAGCGGTTGATGTGTACCACGTGCGCCAAAAAAGGGATTATAATAAAGTTGGATGAAAAAGAGATTGAGTTTATAAAAGAGTGTTCGGAAAAAATACGGGAGAATAAATTGCGGAATGGTCGATACCTGCAACCCGTGGACAAGGAGAGAAAAAATACACTCACGGATGATATTGGTGTGGCGGGAGAATATGTGATGTGTAAATATATGAATATCCCGTATAAGTTGAGGTTATTTTTGGGGGGTGATGGCGGTGAAGATTTATCAATAAGGGGAAAAATTGTTGATGTAAAAACCTGCCAAAACCACTATCCGCATTTGAAGGTGATGAAAAAGGATTATTATAAAAAAACGGATTTGTATGTGAACATTCGTCAATGTAATTATCCGAACCTTGATATGTGGGAGATTATTGGATGGATAAGTAAAAAGGAATTTTTAGAAAAATCAATTTTAAGAATTACCAATAAAAATTATCCCGATAAACCGATGTATGTTGTGGATAGGCGAGATTTAAGGAGTGTGTTTGGTTGGGCGGAGGCGTATAATAATTAAATTTAAAATGTTATGTTTAAACAAAATGTAGCGGTGACAATTTTTTTCGACAGTGCGAACCAAAAGCGAGAGGGTGATGTTGTGTTATCAACGCAGATGACTTCACATTTTGAAATCGGTGCGGAGGTGAGTGCGGGAGAGGTGACGAAAACCGTGGTGAGTATTGTTGAGTTGGCGATGAGGAAGGGTGTTGTGGTTAAATTTTCGGATGGGATTGCGTGGAAATATGTTGGATTTAATTATATTTTAAGTTAAAAAAAGATATGGACGAACACGAAATAAACGGCGAAACTTACGGACAAATAAATGAAGAGCGGGAGATGTTGATTGATTGTATTTTGGAGGCGGATGACCGTGAAGAGCGGGCGTGTTTGATAAGTCGGATGCGGGATTGTGAGGATAGGATGAGCGAGTTTATGGATTAAGGTGGGTGACGATATAAAGGGGACGGGGTACGATACGTATATTGAGGATTTTATTGATGAATACGGTTATCTGTATTGTGAAAAATGCGGAGAAAATGAGATGAATAATATCCTTTCCCGTCACCACATCTTTTTTCGGAGCGAAAAACCGAAGCATCCGAATTTGCATCACAAGGATAATATAATTTTAGTGTGCGAAAAGTGTCATAGGAAATTTCACGACAAGAAGAGCATACGTGAAAAATTGGGCGAGATGTGGGAAAAAGCGAAAGCGTTATTTATTAAATGATAAAATTATATGGTTGATGAAAACAAAGCGATAATTGTTGAGAATTTGAATGAAATATTTGCGGAGGTTTCGAAAACAGTTGCGGAGCGGGATGTGTTTTTATTGGAAAATGCGGAAACTCTGGCAAAGTGGCAAGGATTAGAACAAGAGGTTAATGTAAAAAAGTTTTGGGCGAATGAGAAAGTTGATATGTTGGTGTCGGAAGGCAAGGTTATTTTGGAAGGCGGTGAGTTTATGCAAGATGAACATATTGAAATGAAAGTTAGAGCGACAAAAGCAGAAATTGACTCAACAGAGCCGTTATTTGCTCTTGACTTTTTCGAAAAAGTGCGCTACAATAAGGGAAAGAATTAAAACTTTCCAAACAAAATGTATAACGAAGAATTACACAAAGAAATTTTAAACGTTATCGTAAAAGCAGAGGAAAACCCCGCCCCGAATTTAGGTGACGGGGTTTTTGCGTTCTCTTGTTATTTGCGAAAAGGTGGATATAAAAGTGATGCGAAGGTTTATTTGTCGGAAAATATCACGCCAGCGATTGCGGATGTTTTGATTAGAAATATTTATGCGAGCGTGTATGAGTTCGCACACCGTGGGGATAAGGACAGTAAGGAATTGAACAAGAAATTGAGGGCGTTGAAAGGTGAAGATGTTGATAGGGATAAGGAAAAAATATGAGCGAGGGAGAAATTCAAAAATTGATTTTGGATTGGTTGAAATTGCGTAATATTTTTCATTGGAGAAACAACACGGGGCGGAGAGGGAAGGTGAGTTATGGGTGTAAAGGGTCGCCCGATATTATTTGTTTACATCAAGGGCGTTTTGTCGGGATTGAGGTGAAGGGCGAGAAAGGTGAGTTGAGCAAGGAACAATGTGATTTTAGGTGTAGAATAGAAAAAGCGGGCGGGATTTATATTATGGCGAGGGATTTGGTTGATATTGTGGATTTTTTTTAATATTTGCGAGGGGGAGTGATTTTTGGGTATCCTATCTTTTTATCCAAACCTCCTCGTAAGTATTAAACTATAAACAAAATGGCAAAAAAACAAAATGCGCCAGTAGTTGCAACAAAAAAAGTGGGCGAGTATTTCGAATTGAACAAAGACGAGTTCAGGATTTTAGCACACGTTAATCTTGCAAAGAGTGAAGATGTGAGAGTTTCGATTGGGAGGCAAGGCGACAGGGTTGCGAGTTTTCAGTTTCAGGATAGTAAACCCGAAGTTTTGCGAGCGATTGGGGAACTTTTAATTGAAGCAAGTAAATTGGCAAAATAATATGCAACAAAAATTACAATTTGTATTTGAGGAAACTTTGGAATTGCAGGATAAGCGTGGTGTTTTGGCGGAAATGTATAAGGATGCGTTGGAAAATTCAAAAGATTATATTGAATTGGGTGACCAGATTAAAGCGTTGAGGGAAAAAAGAAAAGTGATTGAAGTTCAAACGATGGAAAAAATGGGAGGAACGATTGATGATTTGAAAATGGTGAAGGAAAAAATTGAAATGGACAAGGACACGATGAGTGCGTTTGTTTATGGAATGATTTTGGAGGGAGAAAAATTGGAAGAGATTATTGTAAAGGATGGATTTGATAATGAGTATACCCCGCAAATTAAAGTAAACTTTAAGAAAAAGAAATGATAACAGTTAGTATTTCGATAAATGGAGAACCGTTGTTCACAAGAACAGCGGTTAATACGGGAAAGAAAAAAGAGGTGAAGCGTTGGGGGTGTTCAAAAATGGAAACGATTTATAAACTTGATGATGGGAGCGAGGTATTACACGCTAGAAATTCGGGGGCGGTTCGATTGGCGATTAAAATTTTGAAAACGATAAAAGAACAATGAGCGAAAAACGACAAAATATCGAAATCGGATTATTGAAATTGTGGGATAAAAACCCCCGAAAAATTTTGAGGCGTGAGTTGGACAAATTAAAGAAAAGTATTTTTGATGATGGTGATTTTTTGGATGCAAGACCTCTTTTAGTGAACGTGGTGAATAATGAATTTATCGTATATGCGGGAAATCAAAGATTAAAGGCGTGTACTGAATTGGGATGGAAAACTGTGCCGTGCTTTGTGGATATTGATTTAGATGATGAAACAATGAGAAAGCGGGCGATTAGGGATAATGTGAATTATGGTGTTTTTGATATTGATTTGATACGAGATTTGGAATTTGAAAAGCCCTTTTTGGAGCAGATGAATATCAAGGTTGCGGAAATCAGTTTTGAAGTACCTGCGGAGGTGGAGTTTACACGTGAGGTGATGGAGGCGAATAATTATATTATTTTGCTTTTTGATAATGAAATGGATTGGTTGAGTGCGGAGAGTATGTTTGAACTTTCGCAAGCGCAAGCGTTGGATAGTCGGGAAGATTATCAACGGGCGGGAATTGGTCGTGTCGTGGACGGTAAAAAATTATTAGAGTTATTGATTGAAAAAAAATATGAAGATAATAGTGCCGACATATCGTAGAGCGAACAATTGCCAAACTGCGAAATATTTAAGTAGTGCGATTTTATTGGTGAATGAGAGCGAGGTGGAGGAATACCGCAAGAATTACCCGAATGAGATTTTGCCGATGCCAGACCGATACGGCGGGAATATGGCGAGAGTGAGGAATTATATTTTGAATAACGTGAATGATGATTTGGTGATGATGGATGATGATATAAAATATATCGGTTATTTTGAAAACTCGTGCGTTTATAAAATGAAAGAGGCGGAAGTATTGGAGAGGTTTAAGAATTTTTTTGAGATGGCGAATGATGCGAGAACCCCGCTTTGGGGAATAAATGTGGTGAATAGTCGCAAGGCATATCGGGAATATTCGCCGTTGTCGTTGAGTTCGGTGGTGCTTGGACCGTGTATGGGAATTACAAAAGGATGTTTGGTACGGTTTGATGAGGATTTAGGTTTGAAGGAGGATTATGATTTTTCATTGCAGATTTTAAATAAGTATCGGAAAATTTTAAGATTTAATAAATATCATTATTTATGCGGTCACATTAAAGTTAAGGGAGGATGTGCCAGTTATCGAACACGTGACATCGAGGCGGAGCAAATGAAAAGGTTTGTGAGAAAGTGGGGAAACTCGATTGTGAGGTTTGAGAAAGGTGACATAAATCCCGTGGTTAGTGTGCCAATAAGGGGAATATGAAAAAATGCAAACACGAGTATTATGTGCAAAATCAAATGGGAATGGCGGAATGTGCTGATTGTGGATTATTGGCGACCACGATTAAGGAGATGGCGAAAGAAAATGCGCCGTATGCGTTACCGAGTGTTCGGATAAGGGCGATACACGAAAAGAGGCGGGAAATGGCAGAGAGGGGAGAATTGGATGAAATAGATATGCTTTTTGGGAAGTGTTCGGTGCTAGAAAAATCAATAATACAATATCACGATGAAGAATATGAAAAATAACTATGAGGTTATAAAATTTGAGCGGATAATTTCAGGAGAGGAATGGTTTGGTGCGAAGGTGTATGTTGAGGAATTTAAGGATTATTTATGTTTTATGTTTCGAACGGATGAAATACGAGAGGAAAATATAAATAATAAGACAGAGTTAAACCAAAATGTCAACAATGCAATTAAAAACCGAAGGAGAGGGAAACGAGGAATTAATGAAGTCGGAGCGGAAGATTTTGAATAGCCTACCCGCTTTTACGGAAAGCGTTGGAAGTTCGGCAACCTTGACTTATGAGGATTTGCGAAGGGCGAAGGAGGCGTTGGAAGAGAGCAGAAATGAACCGCAGTTAATCGAGGTGATGTTATGGGGTACGGTTGGCGAGGCGGTGAGATTTAAAGATTGTCGGAATGGGATAAATATGGGTTTATGGTCAAGGGCGATTTTGCGTGAGCGTGTTTGTTGGTTGAAAGAAAAACAGGTGGGATTGAGAATGAGCGATGATACAATTTACCTTATAACAGAAGGAGATAAGGAGATGATAAAAATAAGTGGAGAATTATTTAAAATAACGTATGGGGATTTAAAAAAATGAGCGAAAAAATGCCACAAGTTATCGAAAAACGATTAAAACCAGTGGGGATAAAAAGCAACGGGCGACCTTGGTTTTCGGGTAGAGATGAGGGTGAAGTACTTGCGAAACTGGAAACAGTGTGGACGATAGGCGGAACGGATAAAGAAGCGTGTTGTTATGCGAATATTAGTGAAGATGCGTTGTATAGATATTTGAAAAAAAATAAAGACTTACGCAAGGGAAAAGAGCAGTTGAAAGAGAACCCGAAATTAAAGGCAAGAACCACCATATACTCGAATATGCACGATGCGAAAACTGCACAATGGTTTCTCGAAAGAAAAGCGAGTGATGAGTTTGGAAATAAAACAGAGGTTAAAATTGTCGAGGATAGTGAAGTTGTGCGATTGCGTAAAGATATGAAGTCATTATTGAGAAATACAAAAAATGCTGGAAAAGCGAAAAATGACAGCGGAGGAAAAGCGGGTGTGCCTGTATCTGTTGAGTAACTTTTTTATTGAGGGGGTGCGAGCGGATTTGGTTGCGACAGAAGGGCAGATTATAATATTTTGGGCGATTGTATTTCGTGTGCATAACCGTATTCATATTGAAACGTGTACGCAGTACGGGAAATCGCTTTTTATTGCGTTGGGGTGCATTATTGTATCTTGTATTGATGAGAAAGTTGTGTGTGTGCTTGCTCCATCAGGAGAAAAAGCAAAGATTATAATGCGATATTATTTCGAACATCTTGGAGATAATAAATTGTTTGAGGATTTGTTGGATGCAAATACTAAACTGGAACGGTTGAGGCAAGAGGAAAGTAAGGACAGGATAATGTTGCGAAATCGTGGAGGAATGTTTTGTTTATCATTAAATCAAAGGAATTTTGGGAAGAGTGTTGAAAGTGCGATGGGTGCGGGAAGTGAGATTGTGATTGGCGATGAGTTCGGGTTGGTGTCGGATGATACGGAAGCGACTGTGTATCGTATGATTGCGGGAAAAGGAAAAGAGGCGTGTTATATTAAAGTTGGAAATACATTTTATTCTGAACAACCATATTCACATTTTTACGAAAGTTCGAATAACCCGAAGTATTTAAAAATTCATATTGATTATAAACAGGCGTTGGCGGAAGGGAGATATACGGAAGAATTTGTTGAAGAGGCGAGAAAGAAACCTATGTTTGATGAATTGTATGCGTGTATATTTCCGAAAACTGGTGGCGAAGATAAAGAAGGGTATAAGCGATTATTTCCCGATGCGTTGCTTGATAAGGCATTTATTAAGGAAATACCCGAAGAGAAATTGGGAGTGAGGCGATTGGGAACGGATGTGGGAGAGGGAAATGATGGAAGCGTTCACACGATACGATATGATAATGTGATGTTCAGGAAAAACAAAAACGGAATAAAAGATATAATGCAACAAGTTCCGATAATCGAAAAGTGTGAAGCGGATGAAGTTTACGTTGACCATACGGGGGTTGGTTCGGGGGTAACGTACCGATGCCTTGAATTGGGAATGAACGTGAGAGGTATAATGTGGGGTAGTAGTTCGGGGGGTGAGCTTGCTTTGGACACGGGAACGAAAAAGAAAAGTACCAGAATAATGCGTTTTGCTAACCTTAAAGCGGAAAACTATTGGAAGTTTATGACTTGGATATTGGAGGGGGGGCGAATAGTCGAAGATAAAGATGGAGATTTTAGACATCAGTTGCGACAAATTAAATATAAGATTAATTCGGGGGGGCGTGTACAAATTGAACCAAAGGAGCGAATGAAGGCGAGAGGTCACGGGTCACCCGATACGGCGGATAGCGGTGCGCTTACTTTCAATAAAATCATTAAACCTAAAATGTCGTTTTTATGAAACATATTGGATATTGCCCGCATTGCGGAGCGAAATTGGTTGAGGCGAGTGTTTTGGGGATGTATGATGATTTTACGATTGTTTGTTTTGGTTGTAAGCGTAAAGTTCCGATTTATTTATTGAAGTGGAAAAATGTTGGTGAGATATCCACAGTTATCAACAAGTTATCCACAGTTATCGAATGAGTAAGAAATATTGCTATATAAATATTTTGGGTTTTCACTTATCATTGAATTTTGTAAGTTTCTTTTTTCCGTTTATTGAAAGAAAAAAATGTGGGTGGTGCAAACGATGGCATAGATAAGCGATTATATGAAGGGGCATTGACAAATACGAATTTCCGTGCTAGACTGGATTTGCGATGAAGTAATGCCATCTTTAAATCAGCGAAACCCCACGGGGTTCAATGATAAGGGCGTTTTGCCCACGACAGCGATAATCTCACGAGGTTATTGATGTTGTGGGCATTTTTTTATACAAAAATTTTTATATACGATATGAACATATTTACTAAAATATTCAACGGCGCAAAGGAGAAAGGATTGGGGTTTGTGCCTAGCGTATCGGGATTGATTGGAAGGTTTCAAGGGTTGGGATTAAAAAACGAAAAAGACATTGATAAATATAAAGGTTGGGTGATGCGTTGCGTTCAGATGAAAGCGGATGAAGTGGCGAGTACTCAATTACGTTTATACAAAAAAGATGCGAACGGAAAGAAAACGGAAGTTACTGAACACGCATTATTGGATTTGATTTATCACCCGAACAGCGAAATATCGTACATTGAAATGATGGAGGGTATCGCTGCGTTTTGCGATTTGAATGGCGATATGTTTTGGTATAAAGCGAAAAGCGGAAATACCACGAAAGAATTATGGCCATTAAGACCCGATTGGATGAAAGTTGTGCCATCAAAAACCCCCGACAGATTGATTGAGGGTTATATTTATTTTAAAGATGGATTGAGCGACCAACCAGTGCCAATGGAAGTCGAAGAGGTGATTATGTTTAGGAATTTCAACCCGAAATTTTATGATAAACAATTACCATATCGTGGAGTTTCAACGGTGAGCGCAACGAGGATAATGTTGGATGAGGATGAAGTGTTGCGTGAATGGAATAAAAATTTTATCAAGAATGGTGCTGCGTTTGATGGTGTGTTGGAATATGATGGTGTTTTGAGTGAAGAGGAAACAGCGAGATTTAAAATGGCGTGGAAGAACTCACAGAGCGGTAAGGAGCAAGCGGGAAATATCCCGTTCTTGCAAGGAGGAATGAGATGGAAACCAAACGGACTATCACAGCGTGATATGGCGTACATTGAACAAAAGAAAATGAACCGTGATGATGTGTTTGGATTGTTTGGAGTTCCGAAAGGATTGATTGCGAGTGATGATGTGAACCTTGCTAATGCGAAGATGGCGTTATGGGTGTTCACACGTTTCACGGTGCGACCAATGTTGAAAAGAATTGAGAGCGTTTTGAATAATGCGTTGGCGGTTGAATATAAAGGATTATTTTTTGAGTTCGATAATCCAGTACCAGCAGATAGGGCGCAGGAAATCACAGAGTTCACGGCATCTTGCAATAAATGGATGACAGTGAATGAAATTCGTGAGATTGAAGGGTTGAAACCCTTGGAAGGATTTGATGAGATTAAAGCACCTGTACAGATTGGAGCACCTGCAAGTGAAGCGGATAATGCGGATGATGAAAATGCGGATAATCAAGATGATGCGAAAGATACGAAAGATGAGAAAAAGGGATGTGGTCACAACCACGGTAAAAAAAAAACTCAAATGTCGAATTATCCGAACGGGAGATAAGAGGTGAGGATGCGTGGGAGAAAATGTTGAAAGGGCAGAGGGTTTATGAGGGAAAATGGAAGTCGGTAATTGCTAGATATTTTGATGAATTACGATTAAGAGTGAAGCAAAATTACAATAATCAAAAATCAATTCAAGCGAGGGATTTATTGGATGAGGATGCGGAAAAGGGATTGGTATTTGATTTATTGACACCACTGCAAAGGGAATACATTGAAAAAGAAGGTCAACGGGCGATGAATGAATTGGGATTGGGTGGAGTGTTCGTGGTAACCCCCGAAATAGCGGATGCGTTGGATAGTTACACGATGAAATTATCGGGAGGGATAACACAAACATCCATAAATAAAATTAAGGAAATATTGATTGAAAATAGTGAAGAAGGAATTAGTACGGTAGCGGAAAAGATTGATGAATTTTTTGATTATTCGATGGGGTATAGAGCGGAGATGATTGCAAGGAGTGAAACAATCAGAAGTTCAAATTGGTCAATGGTTGAGGCGTGGAAGCAAACGGATGTGGTTGATGCGAAAGAATGGTACACGGCGCAGGATGAAAGAGTTTGTGAATTTTGTATGGAGATGGACGAGCGAAGTATTGAACTCAATGCAACGTTCATAAATGAAGGAGATACGATGTTGATTGAAGATGAGGATGGATTTGTGAGTGAGATGGTTGCGGATTATAGAGATATTGATGAACCACCATTACACGCCAATTGCCGATGCGTATTGTTACCAGTTTTAAAATAAATCAATAAATAAACTTAATTATGAAAAAGAAGAAAAAATATACGGGGGTATTTTCCGAAGAGGCGAGTTTGAAATTTGCGGAAGAACTGCAAAAAACCATCATCCCGTTTATGGAGAAATCTATTGGCGAGGGTGAAGATAATGGAACGTTCGAGGTTATTGCTTCGACAAGCGTTGTTGACCGTCACGGGGAAATCATATTGCAGGAAGGTATCGACACGAAGAATTATATGAAAAATCCCGTTATTCTTTTGTCGCACGATTATTGGGCGTTGCCTATTGGGAAAGCGACAAGTGTGGAATTGGTTGATGGAAAAACGATTGTCAAAGGAGTATTCGCAAGCGGTGAGGCGAACCCAATAGCACAGCAAGTTAGAAAATTGTATGATGCGGGAATTTTGAAAACAGTTAGCGTTGGAATTATGGTTAAGGAATGGGAAGCGCAAACAATTACGAAATGCGAATTGCTTGAACTTTCTTTTGTGAGCGTTCCTGCTAATCCCGAAGCGTGTGATATTGCGAAAGGATTGGAATTGGATGCGGAATTTCTTGCGAAGATGCTGGTTGATAAAACAGTTGATGATGATGCAAAAGGCGAGGAGGAAGATGAAGATACGAAAGAAATGAAGGCGATAAAAACATTGGTTGATGTTGTTAAAACCCTTAATAAGAATATTGAGGATTTGACAGTTGAAAATAAAAATCTAGCGGTGGAATTGGTCGAAATAAAATCGCTAGTCACCAAAACGGTGCAAGAAGGAGAGGATGCAAAGAGCAAACTCGAAACCTCGGCGCAGATGGGCAAAATGCTTTCGCAAATTGTCAGCAAGCATAATGAGGTGTTGAAAAAATAATTAAAATAAGTCGAGAAAAAAAATATGTTTACAGAAGAACAAATGAAGTCAATAAGTGAGATGTTTGCAAAATCTTTGGAAACTCTTGATGTTGCGGGTGCTGTTGAAAAGGCATTGGAGGAAAAAGGTTTGAACAAAATCGGGAAAAAGTTTCTTGGTTCTCTTGAAGTGAAAGAAGGACTTGGAAAACTTGAAGGAATGGAGAAAATGGTTGCGTTCATCAAAGCAGTTCACGGAAAGGATAAGGAAAATGCACTTGCTATTTCTGGTAAGGGTATGTTGGAAGGAACAGACAGCGCAGGTGGATTTGCTGTACCCGAAGAGTTCCGTGCAGAAGTTGTTAGATTGGCAGCAGACTTCGGTATCGTGCGAAAACTTGCACGTATTATCCCGATGAGTCGTGATACCCTTAACCTCCCGAAAGTGACCGCATCGGTTACCGTTTCTTGGCCAGGTGAAGCAACCGCAGGAACACCGTCACAACCAGTGCTTGGTCAGGTTCAATTGCTTGCTAAAACCCTTGTTGGTTTAACAATTCTTTCAAACGAATTGCTTGAAGATGCAGCGATTGGAACAGTTGAATTGCTTGCAGAATTGTTTGCAGAGGCAATCAGCGGTGAGGAAGATAAGCAAGGTTTGGTTGGAACAGGTGCGCCGTTTACTGGAATTTTGAGTGCAGCGAATACTAATCTTGTAACGTTCTCAGCTGGAAATGTTGCGTTTAGCAATATCACTGCTGATTATCTGCGTGATATGATTAGTGGTGTGAAAACCCTTGCGCTTATGGGTGCTGGTTTCACAATGCATCGTTCAGTTTGGGGAATAATTCAGAAATTGAAAGGTTCAGATGGTCAGTACATTGCTACTGTATCAAACCCAATTTTGACAGGTGATGCATCGAAGGGACAAGGAGTGGTTGGTTATGTTTGGGGATATCCTGTATATCTTTCAGAACAAATGCCATCAACGACTGCTGTTGGTACTAAGTTCATAATTTTCGGAAATCTTAAATATCTTTATCTTGGAGATAGACAACAGATGGCACTTTCAGTTTCGCAAGAAGCGACTGTTGGTGGAGTTTCCGTGTATGAAACCAATCAATCTGCTGTTCGATTTATCGAGCGTATCGGGTTGACTGTGGGATTGGCAGAGGCGTTCGCTATCGCAAAAACTGCTGCTGTCTAACATTAGCTGTTAGCGGTTCAATATATTCGTATATTCGGAGGGTTTGGGGATTTAATCCCCTCCCTCCAACCCTACGGGGGTTCGTGATTAATTAAACTTAATGTAAAAAATATGACCGAAGTAAAAAAAGAAGAAGAAGTAAAAAAAGAAAAACCAAAGACATATTATGTGAAAAAATCACATCTTATTATCGAAGGTGTGCAGTATATGATTGGTTCACCTGTTGTACTTTCTGCTCTTGAAGCGAAGGCGATTGGTGGTGAGTATCTTACTACTAAAGCACCCACTGATGCGAAAGATACTGAAATTGAAATTGAATAGTTAGCTGGTTGCGGGGAGGGATTTGCCATTTTGTTTAACCTCCCCGCCACGAGAAAATTATTATATTTTGAATAATTATGTTGACCACAAAAGAAAACGTAAAAGGATTATTGGGAATAAGTGTGACCACACACGACACACTGATAACGCAATTAATTGCGAGTATTTCGGGATTTGTGGAAAAGGTTTGTAATCGTAAATTTGGAGCGGATGATTTTGAGGAATATTTTGATGGAGGTGGTAAAGATTTGATGGTAAAAAATTACCCGATAAATACGTTGACAAGCGTGAAATATAATAGCGGAACGCCGAATACTCCGATATGGACAGACGTTGAAGCGAGTTATTATGTCGGTTTCTTGAAGGAAGGGATTGTGCATTGCTTGTTAAATTTCCCACGTGGGTATCGAAATATTCAAGTAAAATATAATGGAGGGTTTGATGAAATCCCCGCAGAATTGGATGGGTTAGCGAGCGAATTGGTTGCGGAAAAATTCACAAAGAGAAAGGCGATTGGGAAAAATAAGGAAAGTATGGGAGGTGCGAGTATTGAATGGAGAGTTGGAATGTCAGATGAACAGAAAGCTATAATTGATAGTTATAAGAAAATAGTTGTATGAGTAGTTTTTTCACCAAACAATTTACAAGCGAGAAATTGACCCACACGGGCGATAAATCGGGTTTTGTGGTCGGTGTATCAGGTGAGGGATATTTGCGCCAACTGGATGAGAAATCAAGCGCATTAAATGGCATACAGTACGGGATAGGGTTTAAGATGACGGTTGAAATTGGAGTGGATGTGAGTATTGGGGATAGGTTGACGGTTGATGGGGTGAAATATGAAGTGAAAGGGATTAAGGATGACGAGATGGGAAGTATTGAGATAAGAGAATTATTGTTGAATAAGAGGGTTGCAAAATAGTATGGCATACGAAATCAAAATTGCTAACATCAAGAAAATCCAAAAAATTGCAGTGGAATATCCCGAAGTTGCAAATAGACATTTCGGAAAGGCAATATCACAAGTTCTTTTGACAGCACAACGATACGCACAACTTTCTGCGCCACGTGATACGAGTAAAATGGCGGGAGGTTGGGATTTGGAGATGAGTTTTATGAAAGGTGTATTGAAAAATACGACAAATTATGCCGCCGCTGTTGATGCGGGAAGTAGACCGCATTTCGTTTCACCACAATCATTGAAGGCGTGGGCGGGAAGAAAAGGATTGAACCCGTTTGCGGTTGCGAAAAGTATTGCGAAACACGGTACGAAACCTACGATGTTTTTCGGAAATGCGGTGAAGTTGGCGGGAAGATTTGCGGATGTAACGTTTAAGAAAGCATTGGATGAAGCGTTAAATGAATTAGTCAAAAAATAATTATGGGATTTGAAATAATACAGGCAAAAATTAAAGAGAAATTTGATGCGAATAAGGGCGATGGGAAAGTATTGGTTGAAGTTTATGAAGAGCATCGGACAGAGTTTGAAGGTTATCCGTCCGTGACGTTTGAACCTAGCGATTTACAGAGTGATTTTTTTACAACCAATGCGAACAAAAGGCAGTATACATATAAGGCGTTTGTGCATCAGGAAATCGGAAACTTGGGAAGAGCAAAGGCGATTAAGCGGGTACAGAAAGCGGTGGATGTGTTGGTGGAAGAATTTGAACGGGATTATTCATTGGGTGGGATTGTTGATTGGTGCTTGCCGATGCCGATGCAATTCGGATTTTATGATGAAGGGTCGGGGATGGTATGTTATGCGGAGTTGAAAATAATTTGTATAAAAGAGGTTTCATTGGGTGCATAATAAATAACTTTAAATATAAACGTATGATGAAAAATGAAAAAAATAAGATGATGACGGGAGTTGAGAAATCAGCAAAACAAAAGTTTTATTTCCCCCACCTCGATAAGGTCGTTGAGGCGGACAGTCAAGAAGAGGCAGAGGAAAAAGTAAAAGAGGGGGAAAAAGAATAATTTAAAATAATCAAACTAATTAAAAACCATTATGTTTATCGGAAGAAAAATACAAGTTGGTATCGGAAAGGAAACTGTAAGAGGTTCAGTTGTTGCGCCTACTTATTGGATGCCTAAATTGGAGGCAAGTGTTGAGGAAAAAAGAGTATATGCGAACGATGAGAGTTCAATTGGAAACATTGCGGATGCGGTTAATTCAAAGGTAGTGAAGGAATTTGCGGAAGGAGAAATACAAGGAAATATCACAGATAAAACTTTTGGATTAATTTTGCTTGCAGGACTTGGACAAGTTTCAAGCGTTGCGGGAACTGCGGGCGACACAGCGGTTTATACTCATACGTTTTCAGTAAAGAATGATAATGCACATCCATCTCTTTCAATCGAAGTGAAAGACGATGTTGCTCAATATGCTTTCCCTCTTGCAATGTTAAATTCATTGAAGATTAATGCGGAGGTTGGAAAATATGCGACCTTTTCAGCAGGGTTCAAGGCGAAGAAAGGTGCGACATCTTCATCAACACCAGCGTATACCGAAGAAAATACTTTTATTTCAAAACACGCATCTTTGAAACTTGCGACCAACCTTGCGGGGTTGACCGCTGCGCCAGTTCTCGATGTGAAAAGTGTTGAAATCTCGATTGATAAGAATTTGGATGAAGAGGAAATATTGGGTTCACTTGAACCAAAAGATATTACCAATCAGCAAATTTCAGTTAGCGGAAATATCGAAGCAGCGTTTAAGGATGAAACAACTTTTAAAAATTTATTTAAAGCGGGAACAAAAAAGGCGGTTAGAATTGCTTTGACAAATTCAGATGTGACGATTGGTGCGACCAAAAACCCTACAATTCAGATTGACCTTGCGAGTTGTGTATTTGAGGATTGGAGCAGACCAACAGCAAATAATGCGAGCGTTACGCAAACAATCAAGTTCAAAGGATTATTCAGTATTGCTGATGCGAAGATGATTGAAATTGCGCTTACCAGTTTAGCAGTATCTTTCTAATTGAACTTTAATAGGGGGGTTATCGGATAGGGATGACCACCCCACAAACAACAAAATGGCACGAGGAATAAAAGAAATCACAACTAAAAAAAGCGGGAATGTTGTGGTGATAAAAGAATGGTTGAATAAAGGAGAGGAATTGGAATTGATTAAATTTTTCGCAACGAGAGCGAAGGAAGTTGATGGAAATTATGAAGCGAAAGACCCCGTTTCAATTATTGATTATTACAAATTGCTTGTAAGCGTTTGGGTTATGTCGGTTGATGGCGTGAAGGAAAAAGTTTTGGAGAATATGTTGGAACTTCACCCGTCAGATTATGATGAGGTGATTGCGTTTATCAAGTCAGAAAAAGACGTGGACGAGGAAAAAAAAACGAAAGAAGTGACCAATACTGGCGACTCCTCACAAGTGGAAGCGCAGACGTTGACGAAGAATTAGCGATTGCGAGATTGTGCAGGGAGATGCATTGGACATACCAGCAGTATATGGAACAACCCGTGTGGTTCGTGGATGAGATGAGAATGATGATGACGAATGATGCACATTATTCAAAATTAAAATCGAAAAAATAAATGTCCGAACAAACAGAATTACAATTGATTATAACCGCCCAAAATCAGGCAACGCAGGAACTTGCGAAATTGGGTAAGGATATGAACGCTTTGCAAAACAAAACGCAATCAAGTTCGCTATCTTTTGGAAAGATGGCGGGCGTTTTGGCGACTGTTGGAATTGGATATGGAGTGATTAAGAATGGAATAATGGACAGTATTTCTGCGTTCAATGAGAGCGAGAAAGTAATGGCACAAACTAATGCAGTTCTTGCATCAACGAAAGGCGTGGCGGGAATGAGCGCACAGGCAGTTGGTGACCTTGCGAAATCAATTCAAAATCTCACAACGTTTGATGATGAGGCGATACAAAGTGCGGAAAATATGTTGCTTACTTTTACAGCGATTGGAAAAGATGTTTTTCCCGAAGCAACGTGGGCGATTGCGGATATGTCGCAAGCGTTGGGGCAAGATTTAAAATCGTCAACTATTCAAATTGGAAAAGCGTTGCAAGACCCGATTAAAGGAGTAACGGCGTTGAGAAAAGTTGGTGTAAATTTCAACGAAACACAGACCGAAACAATCAAGAAATTGGTTGATAGTGGAAAGGCGATGGATGCACAAAAATTGATTTTGAAAGAATTGGCGACTGAATTTGGAGGAAGTGCGAAGGCACAACTTAATACTTTTGGTGGAAGAATGACGTGGTTGAAAAATCAGGTCGGAGATTTACAGGAAACATTGGGAGGAACATTGGTAAATTCGCTTACTGTAATGACGGGAGGATTTAATATGTCGGCAGATGGTACGGTTTCAGCGTTTGAAAAAATGAAAGGATTTATACAAAAGTGGTTACCCGCTATTTTAATTGGGTTGCAAACTGTTTTTAAATATGTCGGTAGTGCGTTGGCGATGATTGGGAATGGAGTGTTTGCGTTTGGAAAGATATTGGTGGCGGTGTTTATGGATGCGTATGATACGATTAAAAATTTAGGTTCAGGATTTGCACAATTAGGACAAGTGATAAAGATGGTTATGACTGGTGATTTTGAGGGTGCGATGAACGCTTTTACGAATATTCAGGTGGTTGCAAGCGCACGAACTCAAAAAGCAATCGAAGAGGAAAGTACCGTGATGGGATTAATGTGGGATGATTTTAAGAATATCGGCACTAATGCATTGAATGATTATGATAAAACCCAGCAATTAGCAACACAAGGTACAAAAGATTTTGGCGGTGCTGCTGCGGGTGCGGGAGATAGCGTGAAGGAAATGGGAAAGAAAGTTAAGGATGGACAGAAAAAAATTAGCGACCTTTCAAAGGAATATAAAAAAGCAATCAATGACATCAAAAACGATATTAAAAGTTTGAAGTCAACGCTGGATGAAGACAATAAAAAATCGGATGCGACATTAGGAAAAGACATTGCGACTGAAATTGTTGCGAAACAAAAAGAGCAGGAAAGTTTGCGTAAACAAATTCAGGCAGAAACAGACGAAACGAAAAAGGTGGAATTACAGACCGAACTTGATACTGTTACGGGTTTTCTTGATGCTCATAAATCAGAACAGCAACAATATGCTACGGAAATTTTAGAGGCGAAAAAGGTTGATGGATTGGACAGTATTCAATTGATGCAGTATCAACACGACCAAGAACAGATTGAGCGTAATAAGGAATTTGAGAAAGATATGGCGGATTTGCAGGATAAATTAAAAGCGGTGAAAAAGGAATATAAAGACAAATTTAAAGAACTTAAAAAAGAATTAAAGGATGAGGGATTGGACACATTGACCCTTAAAATAAAGGCGATTGTTGATAAAATCAACGGGAAAGATGATGATAAAAAGAAGCGTGCAACGGGTGGTTCTGTTACGGGCGGTCAATCTTATTTAGTGGGAGAGCGAGGACCAGAATTATTCACACCTTCATCAAACGGGAATATTAATAATAATCCTGTTGTTGGTGGTGGTCAGACACAAAATTTTAGTTTCAATTTTGCGGGTGCTAATATCACAGATATTCGTATGCTGAAAGATGAAATTATTAAATCAATCAATCGTTCGCAAGAATTAAACAGATTAGGAATACGATAATATGAATATCACATTTGATAATGTCGGGTTAAATAATGCGCCTTATTCAATTAAGAATATCAGGCACGAACAATCTTCACCACGTGAGATTTATTTGCAAAATCTTTCAAGGGAGCGAGGTGCGGTTTTGGTTGGGTATAATTATCGTCCGAAAGAGATTGTGATTGTGGGGAGAATTACGGGAACGGATAAGGTTGATTTGGAAACAAAAATTGATGCGTTCAAAGAGATTTTAAGTCGTGATAATAAGAACCTTGATATTGACTATGCGACTGGTACGAGGCGATATGTGGCGTATGCGGATGATGTGATTATTAATCGTGATTATTTCCATATTAATTATGCGCCTTTTGAGGTGAAATTTATTGTGCCGAGTGGAGTTGGAAAAGATATTACTGCAACAGTTGATACAATTAATGGAACGACAACCGCCACAAAAACAGGAACATTGCACGTTGATGGTTCAGCGTTTCCGAACCCCACAATTAAATTGACGTTGACGGCGGTTACTGCGGTGACGGCGTTGAGTTTCTTATGTAATGGGGATAAAATCACACTCACTCAAACATTGTTAGTAAATGACGTTATTATTATTGATACGGAAAATAAAAAGGTGACAGTGAATGGAGTTGAAAAAGATTATACTGGAATGTTTGCGAGTTTTGTGGTGGGAGATAATGCGTGGCAAATTGATTTAACGAGAACAGTGTGTACGTATAATATAGAAATTTCTTATTTCAAAAAGTTTTTATGATTGCGAAAAGATTTGTTTATAAAATTTATAGCAGTACGGGAATGTATATTACCACGTGGAAAGACGTGCAGAGCGAACCCGAATTTTCAATACCCATCAATGGGGCGTTTTCGGAGATGCAGGTTAAACTTGCTCGACCATTGGATAACTACGGGGAAAATCTTGATGTTAAATATGGGAACGTTTTAAAATTATATGCGTTTGATGGTGACAGCGGACAGAGCGGAGTGTTAATTTATTCGGGATTTATTTCAACTTATGAACCTTTGGTTGATGGTGGAAAAGAGGAAATTGTTGTGACGTTCGTAAATTGGTGGTGGGAACTGAACCGTTATTTATTGGAGGGAGATGGTAATGGAATTGATAGTTTGATATACGGGAATGGGTATGGTTCGAAGATAAATACGAATATGACAAGTAATGTGTTGCCTAGTCCGCAAGTTGCAAGCGCAAGCACTACAACGTCAGGATATGATGCTTTTCGAGCGTTTAATGGAGTAAAAACAGTTGAAAATCCGTGGGCGAGTACAACGTTGCCAGCGTGGTTGAAATTGGATATGGGCGTTGCGAAGGTTGTCACGCAGTATAATGTCACGGGAAGGTCGTTGGCGAACGCAAACCAAAACCCGAAGAGTTGGGTTTTGCAAGGAAGTAACGATGATGTTAATTGGATTGATTTGGATAAACAAACAAACGAGGTTAGTTGGATTGATTTGGAAACACGCACATATTCTTTTGAAAATGACACAGCGTATCGTTATCACAGAATTTATATTACAGAGGTGAATGGAACGACTTTGGCGGCAATTCAAGAATTGGAATTGATTGCGAGTTTGCCGTTTGCGAAATTAAATGCGACCAGTATTAAATATTTAGCACAAGACCCATCAAACATATTGAAGGATATATTGGACAAATTCACGGCATCGGGAGGTAAATTGGATTATGGTGCGGGAACGGTTGATTTGACTGGAACAGTTACATCATACTTATTCAATACAAATTTCGCACAGGAAGCATTGGAAAAGGTAATTGACCTTTGTCCGATGGACTGGTTTTTTCGTATTGGTTCAGATGATAAGGTTTATTTGAAAGCAAAGAGTGCGGGGACAGACCATAAATTTCATATTGGGCGAAGTGTGAGTTATTACCGCCAAGAAAAACGGTTGGAAAATATCGTGAACTTTATTTATTTCAAGGGCAAGGGATTTTATAAAAAATATTCTAATTCGGGAAGTGTCGCCGCCTACGGGAGATATTCGCAGAAGATTGTGGATGAAAAGGTTGTGGATGTTGCGACTGCGGATATTATGGCAAATGCGATTTTGAACAAAATGGCATCACCTGAAATCCGTATCACGGCGAGAATAATTGACAATAATAATAATGACGGTTTTGGATATGATATTGAAAGTTTGAAAGTTGGAGATACTTGCAAAATATTTAATGCGACATCAAAGGCGGAAAATCTTTGGGACAGTATAATGTGGGATGTTGATGCGTGGGATTATGATGTGACAAACACAGCGGGATTAGTGTTGCAAATTCAGAAAATCACATACCACCCAGATTATGCAGAGTTGGAAATTTCAAACAGGCAACCCGATATGTCAAAGCGTATCGAGGAAATAAATAAGAGTTTGATTGATAGTCAGACAATAGATAATCCAGTAATACCACAATAATATGTTGGGAACTTGTAATAATTGCGGAACACAAATAATGGATTTGACCCGAAAAGGTCAGGAACGTTTTTTGGTTAATTATCGTGACCACGTTTTAGAAATCAGTAATGGAACATTGATGCGGGTTGGGGTGTGCCAAAATTGTAAAGAGTTGTTAGTGGCGGGAAAAAAAGTTAAGAAAACGGCGGAGGATATTTTGGAAAATTGTAAAGCGTTTTGGCGGGGGTCGGATGAGTATGCACCACACGGATTTGAGATGTTTGAAGTGATTGACCCTAACACGGATGAGGATAAATTTGCATTGAAACGAAAGAATAAAAATTTGGAAGAGGGCGAAAAATTACAAGCGCAGAAGGATTATTTTGCAGAAAATCACGATATAGAGGAAAAGCGGATTGAAAAAGAATTAAAAATTAAAAGAGATAAAGAAAAAGAGAAGCACGAAAAATTTGTTAAGGATGTGGAGGAAAGGGCAGAGAAAGAAAAAAAGATAAAAGATAAAAGCGAAAAGGAGAGAGAGGAAGAGGAAAAAAAATTAATTACTAATTTTGGATTATTATGAGTTGGGCATCAATTACATATACATTTTCACCATCCACTATCGCTAAGGCGAGCGAGGTAAACCAAAATTTTTCCGATGTGGTAGCGGGATTAAATAAAGCAATGCCAAGCGGTGGTATTATTCTTTGGAGTGGTTCAATTGCAAGCATTCCAGTTGGATATTATTTGTGTGATGGAAATAACGCAACACCTAACCTTGTCGGAAAATTCGTACAAGGTGCAGGTTCAGGATATGCGGTTGGAGCAGTTGGTGGAAGTGCGACACACCAACACGCAGGAGTTGACCACTTACACTATGATGACCATTATCATAACGTTATTGGAAACACGGGCGGAACTTTTGATACAGATATTGTTCGTAGGGGAAGCAGTGACCCGTTTTATCTTTCAAATAGTTCGCATACGCATAATATTGCAATTGCATCAGCTACAAAGAGTTCAATGGGATATGGTTCATATACAAACGGTAGTGATAGAGATTTAACAAGTGGTTCAACAGATACTCGACCACCATTTTTGACACTTGCTTATATAATGAAATCATAAATAAAAAAAATGATACCGAATTTATTTGTACCAATGACAACAATCGAGAGTTCGAAAGTAAATGCAAATTTTGCTATTTTAGGTGCGAGCGGAATTATACAGATGTTTGGTGGAGATGTTGCGCCGACAGGATGGTTATTGTGTAATGGTGCGTTGGTTTCAAGGTCAACATATAATGATTTATATGCTACAATTGGGGTGAAGTTTGGAGCGGGTGACGGGTCAACAACTTTTGCATTGCCTGATTTTCGTGGAAGAGTTGGGGTTGGAAAAGACGGGACGACTGAATTTCTTAATGTGGGTACTATTGGCGGAGAAAAATTGCACACATTAAGCATTGCAGAATTGCCATCCCATTATCATACTGTTGACCCACCAAGCACAGCATCGGGAGGAGTAACTGCAAACCACACGCATAATGAGCATCCATCAGTTTATGCTAATGTTGCGGGAAGCGATTATTGGCCGCATAGTGGTTCATCATACTGGATGAATACGGAATATAGCGGAAGGGGAGCGATAGCAACTGGAACAATTTCATCAGACCACGCCCATTATACAGATATTGGTCAATTTAATTCAGGAAGCACGGGAACAGGAACAGCGTTTAATGTTTTACAACCATATCTAACAATTAATTATATTATAAAAATATGATAACGATACCAGTAAAAATAAAGGATGTGAATTATCAAGCAGTGATTGATGCGGTTTGTGCAAACGGACACTATAAAGATGAGATTGATGATGGAACGGGATTGAATGTAATGATACCAAACCCGATGACGAAAGAACAATTTGTAATTAAGCAAATTAAAAAAGGTTTATTTGAGCAAAAAAGATTATACGAAAATACAATTTCAGTCGAAGAAGATTTATAATTTAACCCATTAAAAAATGCAAAAAAATGAGTGATGAACACGTATGCAATCAAGGTAAAAAATTTGATGCGATAAACGAAAGTGTCGGGGAAGTTAAGCGTGATTTGGATGAACATCGAAAAATCCAACAGGAGCAAGACAGAGAAAGAGAAAAACACAGGATAACACAACAAGCACACGATAAAGCGATTGATACGAAACTGAATGAAATTAGTGCACAGATAACGAGTTTGATTGAATTAAATACGGATGTAAATAATATAAAAATTGCGTGGAAAGTTGGGAAAAGTGTTGGGTATAATATCACGAAATTTATAATAGCGGTGACGGTTATTTTGGGAGCAATATGGGCGTTGAGAGATTTTTTTACAAGAAAATAAAGGAGGTGTGAAATGCCTAGTACATACGTTTGCAATAATAGATTATGCAAGAAAAATCGTGAGGGAAACCCCTGCAAGGTTGGATGTATAATTGATGGTATCGCAAATTATTGTGCGGGGTGTGATGGAAGCGTTGGAGCGTTGGGCGAACTTGTTCGCATAACCGTAGTTCATTGCAAAGGAGGAAGAGAATGAAACCGATAATTATTGCGTGTAAGTGCGGAACAAGGTCGGTTCAAAAGGTGCGGAAGTTTGGGGTTTGGGTTGTGCCTGACAGCGGACAAATGTCGGCGATAAAGTCGGGAACGTACAAACGTCAATATGAAAAGTGCGTGAGTTGTTTAAGTGCGTGATTTATGCGGAGGGGCGGGAAGTGAACGATTTGCCACAAGCAAATTTTTCCGCCCACTCCGCACCATAAAAAATATGCTTGTAGATATAAAATTAAAAATAAGAATTTTTAAAATAAAATTGAAAAGTCGAAAGTGTTGGTTGAAATCTGTTAAAAAAATTTATCGAATAGTATTAAAAAATTATGCCTAAAATCAAATTAAAATCTGGAACACTCGTGACGTTCACAAATATCCAAGGTGATAAAGGTGACCAAGGGGTAAAAGGCGACCAAGGCGACAAGGGCGAAGTTGGAGATACTGGCGCACAGGGAACACAGGGCGGTCAAGGGGCGCAAGGAGCGCAGGGTGTTCAAGGTGAGCAGGGATTGAAGGGAGATAAGGGTGATAAAGGAGATACGGGCAACACAGGCGCACAGGGGGCGCAGGGAGTGAAGGGAGATACTGGCGACCAAGGAATAAAAGGAGATACGGGAGCAACGCCCGAAACCGAAACGTTTTTGCCTGTTTCCGTTTCTGCATCGGTTGGGAGTGTCAATGGTGGAAATCTTGCGAGTATTCAGACATTCAATGATGGAAATGTTTTTGATGTTCAAGAAATAGCGTCAACGCCTGGATTTGATATTTTGGTTGATTTTTCGGGGATAGTAAAATTTAATAAGGTTCAATTAAACCTCGCATATACAAACGCATCACAGCATTTTGTGACGGTTGATTTGTGGAATTATGTGACAAGTGCGTGGGACACGATTGGTTCGTTCAGAGGATTAAATGGGTTCACTCAATTTAATTTAGGCATTATTGATAGTGTTCCTTTTATAAATGCGGGAGCGGTTCAGATGCGGTTGTATCACGTTTCAGCGGGTTCTACATCTCACTCAATTCAACTTGATTATGCGAACTTACAGCAAGCGTTGGAGGGTTCACAAGGGCAAAAGGGCGATAAGGGCGATACTGGTGCGACAGGAGCGCAAGGCAATCAAGGTATTCAAGGCGTGAAAGGCGATACTGGTAATGCGGGAGCGGATGGAATTGATGGAGCGCAAGGGGAACAGGGAATACAAGGAGTGAAAGGAGATGCGGGTGGAGTTGCGCCGTTTGTATATGTTGCGGTCACAAACCCCACATATACCGTTGTCGCTGTTGATGGGGAGTTAATGATTGGAGTAAATGTGAGCGTTGATTGTGTGATAACATTGCCTACTGCGGTTGGAAATAAAGCGAAGATTTTTATTACAAATGACGGAATAGAACAAGTTACAATTTTGCCAGTCGGAGCAGAAAAAATAAATGACGATGCTAGTTTAATTATTCAATTTCAACATTCGAGTTTGATTTTAATGTCAAACGGAATTAATTGGAAAATATTATAATATGTTTTTCGAAAAAACAACAGCGGAAATAAGTGGAATTTCGGTGATATTAAAAAAATTATTTGGTGTATTGTCAAGACCGATGTGGGTTGACCCAAATACATCGAGAGTAAAAACCGATACGGTGCTTATTTCGGGAACGGTCACGACAGTTACCACAGTAACAACGGTAACAGGATTGACAAATATTGGCGGGTTCGATGCGAAGCAAACATTGCTTTACGCAACGGACAGGATAAATTGGGCGGAGAGTGTGCGAAGGCGTATACATTCATAATTTATAAATAAAAAAATATGACAACGGAAGAAATCATTGAGCAAATAAAAGAGGAAAGCGATGTAATCAGAGAGAAAATGAATAAAAGTGTTCAGACATCTTGCCCACACGTTTTATGTGTGGAGTGTGCGAAAGCAGAAATTGAGAGGATAAAAGAAAATGAGATGTTGATGGTTAATTTGAGAGAAAAAGAGGAATTAATTAATAATTTAATATCAACGCAATAATATGAAAATTGACCATTTCGACATTGTAGATAAACCAGAGTGGCGACCACTCGCCGTGATGCTAAACGCATCCGCTGCGGGAGGTTCGATTTGTGGAGATTTAAGAAATAGTGAGGATAGGCATCCCGAAATTTTCCAACTTGCATCAGCAACAGTTTTAAATGCGTATCATATCAAAAATGATGGACCAGTTTTCAATGGTTCACCTGCTTTGACTGGAACGTTCGGAGCGGGAGCGGGATGTGTTTTTATGCCGTCTTTTGGACCACGTGGAACAATCGCCACAGGTGCGACAACATCGAAGTTCACGTTGACGACTGCGTTACCTGCTACGGTCGCCGCTATGCAATTATCGGGGCGTGGGGATGGTGTTGGGTTTAAGGTTCGTATCATTGATAATGGTGCGGGAGGTTCAGGAAAAACAGAGGAAAGATATGTGGTCGCAAATACGGCGGGAACAACTCCGCTAATCACGGTTGACACGCCATTTTCTTTCACGCCTGTATCAGGTTCAGCGTATGAATTTTTATCGGGTAAGGTATTTATGTTGAGTGCGGGAACGTTAGCAGCGGGAATATGGAAATGGTTTGATGTTTTGACAAACTCGTTTTCAGGAAACCTCGCAACCACCAACCTTCCTGCAACAATCGGGACAGATAGTGAGTTGATTTGTTTGGATGAATTATATGTACCAGCAACTAAAAACCCAGGGGATGGATTTTTGGGAAATTTAATTGCAACGGCAATTTCTGCAACATCCATCACGGGTCAAGCATCGGGCGGAGATGCGAGTGTGTTGATAAACGAATATCGTAATTTTCAAATTCGTATTATTGAAGATACGGTGAATAAGACAGCTGTTGGACAGAGGAGAAAAATTACATCTCACACGGCGGGAGTAAGTCCAGTTTATACTGTGCCTACGTGGACAGTTACGCCATCAGCAAATGCGAAATTTGTGATTGAAAATGCGAATGAAATTTTGTTGTTCAGTTCTGCATCTGCAAATACCCACACATACGCACCGTTTGCGATTGGAGCGATGACGGCGGATACGTGGAATACAACAACTTACGGCGCACGTGGTGGTGCAGTTGGTGCGGGAGTTATGGCGGTTCAGTCGTTCGGAATTACGCCCGATGCAGATAAAAATGTTCGTCACAGTCACATCTATTCGTTCCGTGGAGGTAATGTGGTGACGTTGGATATGTTGGATATTGCGGGAGGTGCGAATGGATTATGGAGTAATGCGATGGCGTATGGTTCAGGACCATTATTCACAACGGGTTCAAGTATTGCGTATGATGCGGTTACTAATGGCGGAAAATTTGCATACATAAATCTTAATGGAACTCAAAACTGTTACAGGTTTAATTGTGTGACACGTCAATTGAACGAGTGGACACAGATAAGATATGCACAAGGTACGGCGGTTGTTGGAAATAAATTGGTGTGTTATCCAGCGATTGACCCCGCAATAACAACTGATAAAATGTCGTTTCTTACAATGTTAAGAAATACGGGGGCGGAATTATTTGAAATGTTAATTGAAAGATAATAAAAAATTATGGAACAAATAAACGTTACGCAAAATGACAAGGGGTATGATGTTATTTTTGAGGTCGTGAATGATGATAATACCCCGATGGATTTGACGGGGGCGACTGAAATAAAATTTAATGTCAAGTTGGAGGTGAGTGTTTTGAGTGGAACGTGTGTGATTGTCGGAGATGCAACGGAAGGAATTTGTAAATACGTTGTTCAGGCAAACGACTTTCCTACTGATGGCGTTTATAAATCAGAGGTTCAAATTAAATTCGGAACGTTAAAAACGCTTACGTTACCAACATTTGAATTAGTGGTTGAAAAAGAAATAGCATAGTATGGTGCGGGTTTACCCCTGCGCCTCGCTCCGCAATTTCCCCCTAGTTGCGGAGTGAGATGTGGGGATAATCATTAAATAAAACCTTATTTGTAAACGACCTTACAAAGAGATAATAATATTTATTGGAGTGTTGATTGCGATTGCGTGGTTGATAATTACAACAGCGCAAGCGATGGCACGAGTTGGTAAAAGAGATTGGACAACAAAGGAGAGTAATTTATTTATTAATCATAAAGAAAAAACAAAATGAAAATCACGAACATCATTAAGCAATTGAAGTGGAAAAATTCGAATGGTTCAATGAAAAAAGAAATCATTGATACAATCGTTGTGCATCACGATGACGAATTGCGACCAGACCGTTATAACTCGCTTGTACGTTATCAAAAAGAGGCGGAATATCACGCATCAAAAGGATGGGGACATATTTCGTATCATTTTATTATTGATAATACTGGTGCAGTATTTCAAGCATTACCTGAAACAGAGGTTGCGTACCATTGTGGAAATCTTGTAATCAATAGGAAATCAATTGCGATTAAATTTGATGGAAAAATGGAAACGCAGAAACCAACGGATGCACAGTTGAAGGCGTATAAGGAATTGATTAAATATTTAACATCACAACGACCTGATTTGCCAAAGGTTGTCGTGTCGAGTATCAAAGGGCATCGGGATATGAAACCTACTGCGTGTCCTGGCAAAAATCTTTATCCGTTAATTCGTAAAATAAAATAATAATATGTTGAATGACATTGGAGGAAGAAAATTTGCGTTCGCAATATTGCTTACAATTTTATTCGGAGCGTTTGTTGCTTTTGGTAAAATGACGGTGGAACAATTTAGCACGGTTTCACTTGTTGCGTATGGTTTATTTGCGGGAGCGAATGTTGCGCAAAAATTCAATAAATAATTATATCCAATAGGATATAAACGAATATTAAAAACGGGATTAAAACCCCGTTTTTTGTTGTGGATAAACTAATCAAACGAAACGAAAAGGAACGATTAAGGGCGTGGTTAAGGGATAAAATGATTATAAATAATTGATACTTGACTATTCGTTTGATTTGATATACAATGGAGTTACAAAGGTAAGGAGCGGGAGTGGTCGGACAATAATTATTTTTTCCGCTAACCCAGTCCGCTCCACCTTTCAAATAATCTTTAATTAAAAAAATGTATGAAGTTGATGACCAAAGAAATCGAAAAGCGTTTTGCACAAGTAGGTTCGCAGGATGAGGTTGGAGATGATGCGATTGTGATTGCGAAGTTCTTTAATCCAGCGGGGCGAGGAACTTGGTATGCGACAGAGTACGATGCGGAGAGAAAAGTGTTTTTCGGATGGGTTTCAATTTTTGGAGATGAGTGCGATGAGTGGGGTGAGTTTTCATTGGAGGAATTGGAAACATTGAGATTGCCGTTAGGGATGAAGATTGAAAGAGATTTATATTGCGGGGAAAAGAAGTTGAGTGAATTTTTAAAATAATAAAAAAGTGGGGCAAACGGGGGTAGGGGAAAAACCTCGCCCCCCTCGCTCGAAATTAAATATGACGATGATAAAGTGTATCGTGTGCGGGAAAGAGTGGGATGATATGAGCGGTCACCCAGACGACCAAGAAAACGTTGCTTGCGTTTTGGAACACGGCGGTTGCTATCCGTGTTATGCGGAAGGTAAAACAGAGGATTTTGAAATGAGTTTAGATGATTTTTTAAAACTATAATTATATGACAAAGGAAAAAGGGAAGTGTTGTTTGTGTGGAGGTGATTATGACCATTGGGGAAATAATGCATCACCAATTAAGGATGGAAGGTGTTGCGATGCTTGCAATCAAAAAGTAATCCTTGCGAGATTGGATAAAATCAGGCGGGCGACACGTTCAAAAAAGGAGGTTGAAATTGAGAGATTATTTAAGGGAATTTATGGAACTTTGATTGATAAAAAGTATATCGAATTAGGTGAGCGTGAAATCTTTTCGATTGCGGTGATGGCAATTAAGCAATTTGCGGATGAGAACGGGATTGGGATTGAGGTTGATATGGGGTTATAAAGGACTTGACGTTTCGTTTGATTAGGTGTACAATGCTAGTATAAGTTAATAAATTTGGTGGGGGTGAACACTGCCAAAAAGATGAGTAAAAAACAAACATTGAGGGCGTTGAATGATGCGATTGATAAGTTAATTATTAAGGGGTTAAAATCTCCCGCACAGAAAAAAGAGTTTCGAAGGTTGTGCGATTTGCACACGGTACTCGTGCGAGAAATGCCACCAGTTAAATAATATGCGGGAAACATTGAGAGCAAAATATGAAGAGGCGACAATCGCCAAAGGGTTATACTTTCAAGGTCGGATAACCCGTGAGGAAGCAAAGGAGCGGATTGAACCGTACCTAACAGAGGCGAATGAGGTGGGGCGGGAGATAATGAAGAAATATAATAAAAAGCACACAGACATCACATTTATTAAATTCGTAAGATAAATTAAAAATAATCACTCCTTGGGTGGCGGGGTTATCAAAAATGAACGTAACACAAAAAATCGAGGCAAAGCGTAGAGAATTGAACCGAAATAAGAGGGGAAAATTTAAAAAGAAAGGTTTTGAATGGAAAAGATTGGGGCGTGAGATTATGTTTTATATCGGAATGGTTGCAATTTTGAATAACGTGGTGGAGTTCGCAAAGACATATTCGGGAGTTCGAACGATTGTGATTGAGAATGTACAGGCGAAAATGGAGGATGAGGATATGGTTGAGGCGTTCAAAATTGACCCGTGTTCGATGAAGGATGTGGTTTGTGATAGCGAGGTGGTCAAAGGCGGGAAGGAGGTACTGGCAACGACCTACAATGCGGAGGAGGCACAAACAGATGCAGACCCTTTCACGATGGCGAGCGGTGCGAGAGTTTATGAGGGAGCGGTGGCAAGTAATTGTTACCCATTGAAATCGAAAATCGTGATTGAGGGAATGGGAGAGTTCACGGTTGAGGATAGAATGAACAAACGTTACACGGTGGATTGTGGAACGGAAAAGGAAAGGATTGATATTTTTAAGTGGGAGCGAAAAGACAATTTCGCTAAAAAGGTAACTATTAAAAAAATATAAATTTGTGAGGAAGAAAACAATTAAACTCTTAGAGGATGAGGAAGTAAGGAAGAGGTTTGCAAAATTGATGGTTCGTGATTGTTTTAGAAATACGATACTGGAGGACTACCACGCAGGTAAAGAATTACCTAAAAAATATAAAGAATATTCGAGAATTACGGATTTGGAAATGAGGTTTTTAATGCGAGAGGCGGTTGATAATATGTATCTTTATTTGTCTGCGGTTATTGATGGAAAGATGATTGATGAGGTGTTAGGGTATTTGAAGGAAAACGACCCGCTTAGTTTTTGGGATGAACCAAAAATACCAAAGGCAGTAATTTTTAAAAAGAAATAATTATGTTCAAAGTGCCAGAGGACTGCCGTGTTATAGTCGGCATATTAAAATCAGACAGTTCATACGGAAATAATGGATGCTTCGATGTTCATTTTGAAAGCAATGCGATGATGGTAATTGCGAGCGATGGCGAGGGATGGGAACACGTGAGCGTTTCAATGAAAAACAGAACCCCGAACTGGAAAGAAATGTGTTTTGTAAAAGATTTGTTTTGGGATGATGATGATTGTGTGGTTCAATATCATCCACCAAAAAGCGAATACATAAATAACCACCCGTATTGTTTGCATCTTTGGCGACCAATCGGGCGTAATCTTGAAACCCCTCCAAGTATTTTGGTTGGTATAAAATAAAAATATGTTGGAGAAATTAAGCGGAATATTTAGCATATTGGAAACGGTTGCATTTGAGGAATGGAAGGATGCAAGCGAAGAGCGGAGGTTGGAAATTACTAAAAAAATTGGGGAAATTGAGGGGCGGATGATATTGGATGAAATAGAAAAAGAGTGCATAAAACGTGCATAAGTCCGACTTGTTAAAACGTTTGATTTGATATAAAATTAGGGAGTAATAAATTATTAGAAAGGAGGCGAAAACAAATTATGAATAAGAAAGTATCAGAACAAGAAATTTTTGATTATCTTGTAAAAATGGAAAAGGTAAATGAGGAACAGTGCGGAAAAAAGGGGATTTTTCCAGTAACTCGACAAGTCGAATTAGTGTTTGGAATTAGCAAGGAGCGGGCGAATTATTACATCAATGAAATTCAAAAGCGACATCGCAAGAATTTCAGATTGAACCCCGTGAGTAAGATTAGTAAGATAATCAAAATAAGAAAATAATTATGCAAAAAAACAAAGTGGCAAAAGAAAAAAAAGGGTTGGCAATAGGCGTACAATCATCAACGGGAATAGTTAAAAAACCAACAAAATCACCTGTTGTGGTGCTGGAAAAAGAGGTTGCTGTTGTCGATACGTCCGTTGAAGGTTTGATTATGCGGGCGATTGATAAAGGTACGCCAGTTGATACGATGGAAAGAATTTTGGCGATGAGGAAAGATTTGAAAGAAGAGAGAGCGAGAGAGGAATTTTTTAAGGGGATGGCAAATTTTCAAAATGATTGCCCTATTATTCAAAAAACTAAAAAGGTATTAGCGAAGGATAAAAAAAGCGTTCGTTATCAGTACGCACCGATTGATGCGATTATTGACCAAACGAAAACCTTTATTCAAAAACACGGATTTTCATATAGTGCCAATGCGGTTGTTGAAGATGGTTGGGTTACTGCGGTTGTTATCGTTACTCACGAATTAGGACACAGCGAAAAAAGCGAGTTCAAAGTGCCAGTTGATAAAGACAGTTATATGAGCGCACCACAGCAATTCGCTGCCGCCTTAACGTTTGCGAAAAGATATGCGTTTTGTAATGCGTTCGGGATATTGACGGGAGATGAAGATACTGATGCGGTTCAGGATGAAGAGCAACCAAAAAACAATTATTCAAAACCTGCATATCAAAAACCAACGGAAGAAAAAATTATAAATGGTGCGGTTGTGCCTGAAAAAATGACAGCAGAGCAAAAAGGAGATATTGAAAAGATGTTGGAGATTTTGAAAAAGGATGTTGCGTGGTTGGAAAAAGTCGGAAAAGTAAAATTTGATATTTACACCAAAGCACAGGCGGATGGAATTATTGCACAGTTAATCCCGTTGGTTAATAAACAAGCACCCGCATCAACAGAAGATAAAGATGGCGTGAAGGATGCGGAGATTTGTTAAAAATATGATGTTTAAGGAAACAAGGTCAAGCATTGAATTGAGTGCATTGACGGTCGGAACTAATTTTGTTAAGTTGTTTGTTAATTTATTATTTGTGCCACTCTTAATCCTGATGGCGTTTGTAATCGACATCGTGAGAATGTGTGGACTTGAACAAAATGGAAACGAAAAGAAAAACGTTGACGTTGGCGAAGGTCGATGAAGTAAAAAAGCAAATTCAAGAACAGGCGAAAATGTATCTTAACTCGCCTGAAAGAGTTGTTGAGGCGT